CTACTCCTACGTCTTCTATGTTTCAGTCCGACAACAGTGACCAAACATCTTTGTCTCAGCTGGGTTCACAGATAGCACAGGCACAGCAAGCCGCTACAAGTGGCATACCTTCTGGAAACAATGCATACTATTCAAGAGGTGTAGGAACTGCAACTGTAGATATGTCTGACCCTGCACAAAGACAGGCATACTTAGCTAATCTAACTGCGCCTACTGCTAGTCCAATTGGTGCAACCTATGACCCGATAAAGAAACAATATATACTTCCTGATGGTACAAAGATAGATGCCAATACTGGACAGAAGATTAAGATGTCTGGTCTAGATATTTTTAAAAGACTAGATAAGATTGGTTTGTTACAGGAAGGTGGTTCTGTAGGTAGCGCACAATCATTTGGTAATACAAATAGTGGGCTAATGAATATCTTACCACAGATTAGACAGGCTATGATTATGCAGTATGACCAGCAAAGAGTACGTCCTGCATTACAGCAAATAGGAAGTGCTTTGTCTCAGTACTCACCTCAAGGTGGTAATCAGTCGTCATTTGGTCAGAATGCTTTTGGTTCAGGGCAAAATGCTTTTAATCAACAGATGCAACAACAACAGCAACAGGTACAAAGAGGTTCTGTTGGTGGTGTTGGAAAGCCAACAACATTAAATACAACACAGAATTTTAAACAAATGCCTACACTAGAAGATGTGTATAAAGGTGCAGTTGCTTCGGGAACGTTTGGATAATGGCAGATTGGATAGATAAATATTTAAAAGTAAACATAACAGCAAAGCTAACCATGATTGCTAGTGTTGTTATGTCATGGCGTTGTGCGGAGTGGTTTATGAATCTTGAAGACCCAACAACAGCGCAGTCTGCGTTTGTATCTGTTATCATGGGTGTTATGACAGGCATTTATGGACTATATCTTGGCAGAGAAGCAAAGGGTAAGTAAATGAAATATGTACGTACTAACTTACTAAAAAAATTAATTGAAAGTGAGGGTTTGCGTCTTGAAGTTTACCAAGATACGTTAGGTATAGACACAATTGGTGTGGGCAGAAATCTTATTGACCGTGGTATAAGCAAAGAAGAACTTGATATACTGGACATTCCTAATATTGATACTGTCTATCAGTATGGTATTACTGAAGCTGATGCTATGGTTTTGTTAGAAAATGATGTTGAGATTGTAGAAGAAGAACTAGTAAAAGCACATCCATGTGTAGAAGACTTAGATGATATCAGACAAATGGTACTTGTAGATATGGCTTTTAATATGGGTGTTCCTCGTCTATGTAAATTTAAAAAGATGTGGGCTGCTGTACATGAAGGAGATTTTAAAACTGCATCAGAAGAGATGTTAGACAGTAGATGGTCAGCGCAAGTAAAGGGTCGCAGCCATAAATTAGCACACGCTATGTGGCATGGAGAGTTTAAATGAGTAAAGAAAAACAAAAGATATATGAAAGAAAAATGCCTGATGGTAGAATAGGATTGTTTACAGCTAAGAAAGGAACTGCAGAGTTTCTTGGTTATAAACAAAATGCTAATAATAAAAAGAAGGGCAATACTTTAGCATCTCAAATAGGTATGTATAAGAAAGGTGGCAAGATTAAATGTAGCCACAATAGGTTATACTAATGGGTACACCTAGTTCAATGACACGCACAGGTAAGCATGAACCTTGGGAACTGCAAGTTTCCAGAGGGCAGATTGCTTACCACGAAAGCTTATATAAGTTTGGAGAAAATGTAGCAGTTTCTACTGCCTATGAAACAATATGGACAGGTGGTGGTTTATACACATACCCTACATCTGCTGCGCCTTTACATATTAATAGTACTGCAAGTGGGGATACAACAACACGCATTAAAGTAATTGGTTTAGATGCAGACTACAATGAGATAGAAGCAAAGGTAACAATCAACGGTGCTACATCTGTAACCACAACTGATTCATTCATTCGTGTCTATCGTGCCTATGTCTCTGCTAATGAACCAGATGGTAATATTAATATTTATCACAGTGGTACATTATCTGCACAGATTGTGTCTGCAACAAATCAAACATTGATGGCTGTATATACAGTACCTGCAGGGTATACATTATATTTAGGTAGAGGACATATATCTTCTGGTTCAGAAAATGCAAATAAATATGTAACAGGTGAATTAAAAGTACGTCCATTTGAAGGAGTATTTAGAACACAATCAAGAGTGAACTTAGCAGGTGACCATATAGATTTTGATTGGGAATATCCTATTGCAGTTACTGAAAAATCAGACATAGAAGCAAGGGCTAAGTCAAGTAGTGGTGACCAAGAGGTAGCTGCTTCTTTTCAGGGTGTACTTATTAAGAATGAAATACCTTCTACATGATAGGTATAATAATCGCACAAACATCGGAGTATAAAAATGTTAAATGTCCTGCTAGGACCTATTTCAGAACTTGCTGGAACATGGTTAAAAGGAAAAGTAGAAAAGACAAAAGCTGAATCGGAAGCAAAGGTAGCTAAAGCAAAGGCTGAAGCTACAATCATGGAGAAAAAAGCCACTGGGGAAATTGATTGGGATTTGGAAATGGCACGTGCTTCTTCGTCAAGTTGGAAAGACGAATGGCTGGTAATTCTGTTTTCAATCCCATTAATTTTAGCCTTCATTCCGGGTATGGAAGAAGTAGTAGCTAATGGTTTTGCACAGCTTGAAACGATGCCAGAATGGTATCAATATAGTTTAGGTGTCATCGTGGCTGCCAGCTTCGGTGTCCGTAGTGCTACTAAGTTCTTCGGTAAGAAGTAAATCATCTTCTTCTTCGTCCTCGTTAAATTCAGAGGGAAAAGCTTCAGCAAAAAGTGTAAAGCATTGTTCAAAGCCTAGAGTTTGCATAATACCAATTATGTCTTCCTCTAGGCTTTCTGCTGTCTGTTCTTCTACATCAGTATTATTCCCACGTACACGTGACAGCAATTCTAATGCCTTCAAAGCAGTAGTACCATGTCCACCATTACGTGCAACCTCGTACTGCTTTTCAATCTCGCTGACCACATCTACATTGGTCACCATTTCATTAGTAAGTTCTTTTAGTCTTTCTTGTATTCGTTCTTCTTGTAGAAGTCTATGACCTTGGTTGTAGGCAGATGCCTCACTATATCCTGCAGCCTTTGCCGCCCTTGTAGCGTTTCGACTGAGGACATAGTTTTGGCAGAACTGTTCTTGCTTTTCGTTAAGCTGCGATGACATCCATCAACTCTCTGTAAGTTGTTTCTTTGCCTCTCATTGAATCCTTGAATACCTGTGAACATAATGTACCTTCACCATTAAACACAAAACCTATATCTATTTCTTTATTGTCAAATAGTTTTTCACAGTCTTGTGCCATAGCTAGTAGTTCACCTGTAGTCCAGAACTTATTGCCACCTGTTTCTACCCTAAAGTATTTAGGCTTTGTCTTCTCACCTTCAAGAGATACAGTTTCTTTTTTCATTTCTTCTGTTACCTCTGGAATAGAACAATCAAAACCAAACAGTTCAAAGTTTCTAAAACCTAGTATGTGTGCCATAGAAATAGAACGCATAGCCGCACAAGTACCGCCTGTAACCATAGTAGAATTTTCCGGGATGCCTACATCTTTGTTTATTACAAGCTTATCTTTTACGCTAGTATCTCGTATAGCATCTGAGTATGCTTGCCATCCTTTGATGTTTACACCTTTCTTAATTAGATACTTTGTAACAGAAGGGTCAGTCATAGACGCAACCAGAAACTGTGTCTGATTGTCTACAATCTTAAATAGTTCTTTACGAACTACACCATGTGTACTAGTACCATCAATCGGTCTAGGGTCAAGAATAACACAAGCAAAAGGCTGTATTCCATTCTCGATTAGTTTAGGATAGCTGTGCTTAACACAGAATACCTTACCATTTGTTTTTGCTATTTTACTTTTTAATAAATTAAAATCTACAGAATCACCACCAGAGACAATGAATGCTGTCTCGTTGTTTATCTTGCCATGTTTTAGCCAATCATAATCTTTAATCAGCTTCATGTTTTCTTTTATGTTTTCTATAATCTCAGGCTGTGGCCTTGAATCTCTAGGTGTAACTACAATAGGTACACGTAGTAGTTTCTCAGGAAGTTTCTCAATACCTTTCTTATTAGCAATAAAACATAGGTGTGTAATACCACCACCAAGAACAGGGTCAGTACTAGGAAGAATTACTTTACCATATGCAGTAAGTTCTTTTACTAGTTTGTTAACACCAAGATGTTCTTTTTTAGGAAGATTACCTGCCTTGTCTTCTGTAAAGTAATCATCTAGTACATGAATAGGAATATGTTTTAGATTATCATAATCAGCCTTGACAGTTTCATATGAATGTCCCCCATCAATGTAAGCAAAGTCTGCTTTCTTTACTGACTCACAAGCAGGTACTGTTAACTTACTATCACCTTTATGTAGTTCAAAGGTAAATGTTTTACCTGACTTTGCCATTACTTCACCAAACTGCTTTAGTCTTTTCTCTACAGCCTCTACCATGTTGTGTGCTTTGCTGTTCATTTCATATTCATCTGAAGCATCTGTTGCTTCTTCAAATAAATCAAAGCCTGTATAGTGTACTTTTTTAGAGTTTTCAAAAGCAGCCAATGCCATCTCAATAGCACGTCCACCATTCCATGTACCAGTTTCTACAATCTTAGAAGGTTTGTAATGTCTGATAATATCTGCTAGTTGTTTATATCTTTTAGGACCTGTAACATCCGGGGCTACTGTGTCCTTACTTAGTTTCTTTTTTAGATTGCCTTTAAAATGTGTAAAGTATTCAGACAATGGGGACTGTGCAAAAGCAGACAACCCTTTAGCATTCTCTGAAAGATTATTAGTAATCATTCCATGTGCTTTGTATATATTGAGTAGTCGTTCAAAAATAAAACCATCGTGCCACTCTCTGTATGAAACAGTTTCCCCAATTGTATAGCAACCTCTAAAATCAGCCAGAATGCTACAAGTGTTATGACTAGATAAATTAAAACCCATAAAGCTTGTTTCACTGTAATCCACATCCTTTCTGCCAAGATGCACAAGGTCAGACTTATCTGGTAACCAAGAAGCAACCTTATCTACATCAAGACGTTTAGTTGTAACGGTATCAGCATCAAGCCAAACCATCCAATTACTTTCGTCATGTGCTTCGTCTTCCATCATTTCAAACGCAAGGTCAGTCATAGCGTATACTTTGTGACACCATTTAATCGCATCAAGCCGCCAGTTATAAGGTGTCTTACCGCCCTGAGTACCATCATAAACTTTCATTCGTTGTCTGTAGTCTAACATCTCTTGGATGTCGTTCAGGTTTCTATACTCTATAACTTCTGACTTAGGTGCATCAACACTGTTGATATCAAAGTCATGGTAATATGCAAACAACTTGAAGTGTTTTGGATTCCATTTATCCACCACACTTTCAAGCATGTCTTTAGCGTACTCGTCAAATCCTGACTCGCTAAATGATGTCACAAAATAATACATTAAAAAACTTCTCCTAGCATTTTATCATTCATAATTTTACTTCTCAGGGCTTGCCATTCTCCTGCGTATTCTATGTCAGATTTTCTCTTAGCTTCCCATTCAGGAAACCAAGGACCACCTGTAGTAAAGTGTACATTCTTAGGGTCAATATGTTCTGCTGACCAGTCATCCAACCAATTCCAAGCAGGGTCAATAGAACCTATCTCATTATCATCCAACCAAGACAAGCCATGTAGCCATGAACCTGACTTAACATTAGCATCATCCACGGTTAGTTTTAGATTGGATGGGTGAGAACAATTCCATAACATAAAACTTGACCAGTTCTTTTTGTTATAGTTTTGTTGTATCTGCCCATCCATCTTTATTGTTTTAGAAGGATTGTAATTATGTTTCACACATTGAATTGCATAGTTATCATTAAAAGTATAAGTCTCAAATAATTCCCCTATGTCTGAACGCACCATCATGTCTGCGTCCATAAACAATGCCCAACCGTCATACTGGTTGAGTGCAGGAATTAAGAAGCGTGTAAAGGTAAACTGAGTACTGAAGGGTCTTCCATCAGTCTCATCTACCATGACACGCTTACCATTAATACTATCAATCCTAGCAGCCCTACGGTATAAACCTGCCCTTCGTAAAGCAGACTGAACAAGAGGGATGATGTTGTAGTCTTGATTGTATCTAAGAATTGAGTGACGTAATACTTCATACGCATCCTTTTCCCTTTCGTCAAAGCCTACATATATAACTGGTTTCTTTGGTGAAAACATACTAATATCCTTTCGTTAAGTGCTATTATAGCAACTCAGCTATAGGTTGTCAATCTTTTTTTCTGAACCTATGTCTGAAGAAGACAACAACATTAATCGTGGTGTTTATGGTAATAGCCACAAGTAACCACCACTGCCACCAGTTAGGCCAGTCTAGTCCTTCAATCATTTTGTATGATAGAACCCTCTCATAATTAACATTAGGCAGCGGTCAAGTCAACTACTTCACAGACACCAGCAGTACAAGCTAACTCACGTCCACCTGATGTAGTGTCTTCCTTCTCAAAGTCCTGAAGCTTTGTCCAGTCAATTGATTCAGGCATCTTCACAAGCATAGCTGTATACTCTTCTTCTGTACAGTCTTGGTATGGTGCTTGTTGATATGTGTGTTCACTAAACGGAAGGAAGCTGATACCAGATACCTCGTCAAAGTGTTCATACACCCACGCACCAACATCAAACCACTCGTGTTCTTTCACAGTAATAGTGACAGACGGTTTGTGTTCGCACCAGAAACGCTGATACATAAGCCACAGTTCAAGTTGTTCAATGGCAGTCATAATAGTACGATTAACTGCACTATCAGGTGACTTCATTGGAAAGCTAAATACTGTGGTGCTGTCAGGTTTCATTACATCAGGTTCGTTAGGAATACCCTGTTCAATCATAAACTGTGTGATAGGGTCTTTGTTGTCACCACGCACAGTACGAATGTAATAATCGTTGTGACGTGCATGGATACCTGATGCGCTATCAACTAGCTGTGATACTGTACCTGATGGTTTGACACAGGTGATAGCGGCTGATTGAGGAATACCTAACTCTTCTGCTAGTGATTTGTTAGAATTAATAGCTACAGTTTTTAGGTCACCAAGCAATGCACCTAAGTTTTTACCTATAGCTGCTGAACGTCCAGACATAATTGCATTGTCTAGAATGCCTGTTAGGGACACACCAAGTAAACGTTCTTCTTCTGTATTGTCTTTCCATATCTTACGTAGATATTTAAAGTCAGTCAGTGTTGATTGGAATGTACCTAAGATTGTAGCAAGACGTACTTTCTTTTGTAGTGTTTCTTTCGTATCATTCTCACGCACCACAACCTCAGAAAGGTTACAGAACTGATAAGGACGTAAGATAATTTCACTACATGGATTACAACCAAACGCATGTTCAGGGTCACGTCTACCATTCTTAGCGGCCTGTGTCTTTGCAGACTGGCGATTAAAGATGCCACGTTCGCCTGACTTTGATTCATATAACGACAGCCACTCACGCATGAATGTACCCATCTGTGGCTTTTCTTTGTAGGCAACGCTGTTGTTTGCAAGCGCACGTTGGCCTTCGTTATCCCACCACTGCCCTGACTTTGCATGTGCCATCTGGTCATCGTTCAGGTTTGATAGGCTGATAAGCGCAGAACGTCTTACACCACCTACAACTACAACCTCACCAATCTTACACATGATGTCGTGACATTCGATAGGATACAACCTACGTCCTGCTGCATTCTTAAACTTCTCAATACAAAACTGAAACAATTCTACAAGAGGTGCAGGACCTGATGCACGTCCACCAAATGTCTTTAGCCTTGCACCTGCAGGGCGTACCTCTGATACATCCCACTGAGGAATCTGTCCTGCATATAGCATGGCAATCAATTCACGTAGTGACTTAGCCCATCCGGGGCGACTATCACCCACCTTAATAACCGTATCTGTTTCATGGAATGATTCATTTACTGTAGGTAGTTTGTCTACATTGCTGCGTTCAACTGAGAAACCTACACCTGTACCACACATAAGAATGTACATACATTCGTCAAAAGCACGTGGGCTATCTACAGGGATATAACTACAATTGTAACCACCCACATGGCATCTATCCAACGCAGGACCTGAAGTCATCAAAGCCCTCATTGAAGGCATGATTTGCTGAGTAAGTACTGCTTCTTCTAATTCCTTGCGTAGGCTATCTTCTAGTGTATAACCATGCTTTGTTTGTAGATGGTTAGTCATATAGTCAAAGTATCTTGAGACAGTTTCATCCCATGTCTCACGTCTATTCTCGTCTTCTTTCCATCTTGCGTATCGAGACAACGCAATAAAGTTTTGATAGTCTGTTGGTAAGTAATTATTCCTCATTGATATCCCTTTCTGAATTGAGTTGGAAAGTGAATTGTATCACAATCTGACGGTGATTACAATACTACTCATGTCCTAAAACTGCATTAATTCTCTTGCGTACATACTCAACTTCGCCTGAACGTAAAACCTTAAAAGCAAAGTCTCTCATGTACACAGGATTAACACCTGCATAGTCGCATACTGCATGAAAATCTTCAGCCGTTACCCCGACAGAGGCAAAGAACCAAGCGATTGCCCTTTCCCTTTCTAGGATTGAGTTCGTTGGTTCTCCGTCATATCTTGGTTTAGTAGCATCTAACAAAGCCTGTAGAATTACTGTGAGAAATAAAGTCTTCTCTGATGTTTGTAATTCTACCTGTTCGTCATCAGCTAGTATTATGTCTGACAGCTGCATTTTTTCTTAACCATGCTTTCGGTATTCCTTCTCCACCTTTACAATATAAAAACCCATACTTGTCACACCAGTCTGCATACGTCATCTTACCACCCTTGTAAAGCTTACGATTAGGATTATCAAAGACAAACCTAATGTCACATTCAGGATGTTGACTACGTATAAACAAATGTTTCTTTCTGTCTTCTAGCATAAACCTTCCCTTGACTTCTAGTATGATGCCGTTAGGAAGAATAAAATCAGGTATGTATTTTTTATCCTCTTGCCATAGATAGGGTATGTTATGTGTTTCATATTCAAATTCAATCTTATTTTTGTTTAAGAAACAAGCACAATTATATTCTGAATTAGAACGATAATTGTGTTCGTTTCTATCTCGTTTCTTTTTCTTAGCCATTAAAACTTTCCTTTCATACCAATACCATTTTCTTTTAAACGTGATTTTCTTACGGCACTTATGATAGGTAGGCCAGTTTTCTTGGCTTCTTTCTTAGCCTGTTTCATACCTTCTTTGGTATAAGGAAAAGTTTTGTTTCCAACTTTAGGCATTGGTTACCTCTGGTACGTCAGGTATCTTAGCAACTGTTGTAAGGTGTCTGATACCGTTTGCATATTGAAACTTACGTATGCCTAGTCCACCGTTTGCGTCTTTCCAACAATCATCTTTGTATGGACAATAGACACACCCAATAGCAAGCTTTCTATTTCCTGATTTGCCATCCTCTTCATCTGGATAACAACGTTCAGGTTTAACAGGGGACTTAACAAAGTTCTTTACCTTTGTAATCCTGTCGGTTGCATTAATCATTCTGATAGGTTCAACCTTCATAAGTGCCATCTCACTTGATGACTTATCAATAGCAAGGAATGCTGCCTCTGCGTCACCATTAGCTTCTGCATAGCCAGATATCTGTGCTATGTAACCGAATGGGTCATCAGTATGAAGCGTACCTTCTTTGAACTTCTTGAAAGCATATGAAGAAGCAGTCTTTACGTCAACCAGTACACCGTCAATACGACAGTCTGTATGACCTTTTACACCTTCTACCTCTACTTCCTTCTGTTGTTCTGTGACAGAATGTCCTGCCATCTGTGAAAGCATAATAGTCAAAGCCTCAAGGATGTCTCCAAGTATAAACTTTAGTTTAGTTTGCCCATCTAATTCTTCGGGTTCGGCTGTGCTATTCATTTCATACCATAGCTGTCTATCAGGTTTACCAATCTGAGACATGCGTAATGCTGTCATCTTCTGGCGTTTACCTTCTGACAACTGACGTTGTAAAGCAGTGGTAACATCTTCTGTAAACTGCTTTAACAATTCTTTGTTTTCCTTTGTCTCAACATCAATACCTTTTTGTAAGGATGTGTAGATGTCTTGAATCAAAGTATCAATTGTTGGTTTTTTCATTTTCTACTGCCTCTATAGCTTTCTCTAAATACCAATGTGCCTTCTTTAAATCTTCAAGAGGGTCATTCTTTGCATCCCATCTAAACAAATACTTCATTGCGGTTGCAGTGCAATGGTATGGAAAGTGATGGCCTAATGCTGACTTGATAGCATCAATGCATTCGACATCACCTTTGTTATAGTGAGGTGGGCTGTTAACCATGTCAGTCATATTCATTCTCCATTTCTTTTAGAAGCATTACTTTCTCAACATAGGTAAAACCCATAGCATGAACAAAGGCAAGTATGACTTCTTTCAAGTCACCTAAATCATCAACACCATTCTCAACTGATATAGTGTTTCCAAAGTGTATATCTTCTGCAGACATTTTTACTTTGTATTCTTTTGCCATGTTTCTATCTCCTTAAATATGTTGGCGTACCCACCCTACACTAGCCAACTCACTGTCATAGACAAATATAACAGCACCCGGATTGATGTTATGCTATTTAGCTACCAGTGTTGCCGAAGGGGATATCATCTTCAACCGTATCCACTGCGCTATGACCGTCAGGCACAACATCAAAGTCGTCACCATCACCATAAGGAATAAGGTTTACTACCTGAACCTTTTGAAGGTCAGCACCTATACCTTTCTTACCTGCGTACTCCCAATCATAAGTCTTGAATAGTACGTTGACATCTGAACCATTACCAACTAGTGTCTGTCCCATGTCACGCTTCTGGCTATCAACCAAAGCAGGTGCAGCATTTTCGCTGCCATCTCTACGGTTTACCTTACGCTTGATGGAAACAAAGTCACCTCTGTCGTCACCTTTGTTTTTAATTGTTAGTCCAAGCTGTTTAGCTTTTTCCAACTCAGCACCTTCCAAGGCAACATCAATTGACCATACTGGTTCAAAGGTTGTGTTTGGTGTTGCGATTGCTGCCCAATGGGACTTTCCTGATAATACTGGCATAATAATATACTCCTTAATTTTGTTACTGTGTGGTCTTAGCCACTTCTGATTTTGGAATTATGACACAATGTTTATTTGCTGTCAACATCTTTTTTCTCAATAAAAGATTTAATTACATCTGTAGAAAATAACTTCTGTAAATTTAGAAGATACATCATAGATGCATTCTTATCTCCACCTCTTACCTTTCTTTCATAGTCTAGATTATCTATAATCTTTCTAAGGTTTTTAGTTTCAAAGACAAGAGTACAGTATGTTTCATCTCCGATACAAAGATTCTGAAACCAGTAATCAGCTTCAGTTGTTTTGATTCCTGAAGGCTTGCCAAAGCTTTCATACTCAATCGCTATGTTGCCTGTGTTTTGCCAGACATCACGTTCAGATTTTACTTCAATCTTTTTATTCTGTAGCATGTCTGCTACCATCTTTTCTCGAATCTCACCATACTGTAAGTCAAGGTCAAACTTCTTTCTGTCTTCTTTCTTTGGGTATATACTCATTGTAACTCCTAGTATGTCTCTGCCCAATTGTTTCCAATCTTGAACTCACTGTCCAGAGGGCATTGAACATTGAGGCTTTTCTCTACAAGTTTCATAGCCCTTTGTGTCATCTCACCAAACCTTTCTGCTTGGTCAGCTTGAACCTCGAACTGATACTCGTCATGTATAGACGCAACAAGATTGTAATTGAAATCTCGTTGCGCCAGTAAGGTGATTTGTCGCAACCATTCTTTACAGATGATTGCCCCTGCCCCTTGTAAGAGTAGGTTCATGGCAGCATGTTGCTGGCGTACCTTTAGAAGTCTGCCATCAAGTCCACGTATAAATCCACTATTAGAAGCCCTGTCAACTTTATCACGCAAAGTTTTTAGGGCTGGCATATTAGACATAAACTTGTCCATGATTAGCTTACCTTCTTTAGCACCACCACCAACGATGCTACCAATCTTTGCAGGACCTGCACCGTAAATCAAAGCATAGATAAATGTCTTTGCTGAGTCCCGGCTAGGTAGCCCTGCGGCTTTCTGATTTGCAGTATGAATGTCACCACCCACTACCTCATCAGTAAATTTCTTGTCACCCATATAGTGTGCCAAGCATCTAAGTTCAAGTGACGATGCATCACAACCTAGCAGTTTGTACTTGCTACTACTAGTCATCCAAACCTGACGACATTCCTTGCCAAAGGGAGAGTAAACAGCAGGGATTTGTGCCATGTTTGGTGAATTGTGTGCCATGCGTCCACTGATGGCTTTCAAGGTAATCACTCTACCATGTACCTTGCCATCATCTTCCACAACATCAAGCCATGACTTGACTTGTGAAACTCTTTTCTGCAACAACAGATAGTGTGCAATCTTCTGTGCTTCAGGGATGTCAACATCCTTCAGCGTACCCTCGTCAACTATTGGCTGACCAGTAGGGGTAAAGTTGGTAGGCTTCCAGCCCTTCTCCATCAGGCGTTTACCTATCTGTTGTCTTGATGCAGGATTAAATACTTCTACCTTGTCCTTCAGTCTGTTTCCTGTCTTCTCTGAGTAGCGTTCTGTAACGATAGGTGGGAAGATACTCTGCATCTCCTTCTCTATCTCTGTGGCTTCCTCAGATAGCTTGGCAACAAGACATGAAGCTTCAGGTATGTTTAGTGTAAACCCATTCTCTTCCTGCTTATCAACTATCGCACGTACTTGATGTTCAAGCTGAATAGATTTAGCAGAATGTTTCTTTGCTTCTGGTAGTAGATGTGCATACAGCTTTGCTGTCAGCTTCACATCCTGAATACAATAGTCCAACATCTCCTGCGTAAAGCAGCTGAAGTCATTGAACTCAATCTTAGGAAAGCCAAGACGTTCACCCCATGCATTCAGCGAATGTCCACCATCTCTTGATGGGTCAAGCAATTGTGAGATGATAAGTGTATCACGTACCTTGTTCAAAGGTATCTTACTACCAGTCAGTCTGTTTAGTACAGGTGCATCAAAAGACACACCGTTATGCATAACAAAGATATCAATACCCTCTGCCCATGCAGGAAAGTTTTTGATATCCTCGCCATGCCATGTGTCAATCGCACCTGAATCAATGTCCTGTGCCACGATACAATGTATCAGTGTGGCATTCAGGTCATCGGTTTCAATGTCAAGTGCTACTCGTTTCACAGAAAGTCTCCTATATCTTCTTCAGCTTCTAGGCTGTTATTCTCAAATGGGTTTTCTATTTCCGACATTCTACCAGAATCTTTATCATAAAGCAAGTAGGTTGCTACACCTGTCTCACCAGCGTATCTATTCTTTAGTACCCTGACTGCAGTTGTGTTTGCCTGTACAGGGTCTTGTGCTTGCTGGTCACGTTCCAATGCAATCACTGCGTCACTAATCTGTGCGATAGAATGTGAACCACGTAGCATGGACAGGGATATTTCTTTGCCCTGTTCCTGCCCCTTGTCACCTGTCGCACGTCTGAGGTGTGATACAAGAAGCATTGCACAGCGTGTCTCTTCTACCAGCGAACGCAGCTTTGTCATAAGCTGGTCAATGTTTCTGCGTTCGTCCTCACCTTCCAAGCCTGATACAAGAATGGACAGGTGGTCAATGATAATGAACTTACAGTCCAAAGCCTTCACCATGTAGCGCACTCTGTTGAGTATCTCGTCAGTAGTTATAGAACCGAAATGGTCAAAGG